ACTACCCTTTTAACTAGGCCGTAGCCAAGTCTCATTATCTTTAATAATATAACCAATTATTATAACATTGGTACCATTATATTGTTATTGTTGTGTTAAATTTACTAATTTAGATTTCATTATGCTATTCTATTTTTTATTAAATATACCCGCTACCCAGGCCGAAAATTTCTCCCATTTAACAGTTAATAGGGGCATTATAACTTTATCAGCGCCGAAGAACTTCCAGAAAATCCAGTATCCTAATAAAACAAATCCCCAGAGACCTACCCACCATGCTGCCATTACTTCTGCTGTATCCAAAGCACCATAAGCACCTAACACTACAAATACATTAACGATTTGCAACCATGATTTCTTAATCCAAGGTCCTGCAGTTTCTTTTAACCATTTTTTAATTTTACTCATTATAATCATTTTTTTATTTCTTATTCCATATCATCTCCTAGGTCCATATCGTCTCCCATGTCCATATCATCTCCCAGGTCCATATCATCTCCACCACCGAAGTCCATACCTCCTCCCATGTCTGCACCTAATCCTCCACCGTCACCACCTTCAGCTCCTCCACCATTAGCTGCGTTTAATCTTCCGTATGCAGCTGTAAGTTTTTGGATTTCGTCTTGGCGTTGTTTTCTATACTTATCATTTAACGCTATATCAATATCAGACATTTGCATGTACTTTTCGATTAAGAATTTTGGGTCAAAATATGGAACATCTACTGGTGAACCATCTGGCCCAACACTTGGATGAGTTATACCTGATAATGTTGAAACTAAATTAGCACCAGCATTCGCGATTTCTCTTTCCTTAGCGATTGTGAAAAGATTCTCTTCTACGAATAGTAATCCAATAGCTCCTTTAAGTTGCATGTCATCAGCAAATTCAGGATGCTTAAGGATGAACTGATACCAAGTCGGCTTAAGAAGAATTTCCTTGAATATACTTCTAATACGATTGATAAAGTATGAGAATCTCATTTCTTCTCTAGCAATACCATCACCGCCAGCAGACCAGTTTCCACCATCTCCACCACCACTGCCGCCACCATCAGCTGATGATGCGAATCTACTTTCTGGAATCTTAGTCTCTACAATAAATCTCATCCAAAAATACTTTAATGAATCAGTATCTTGCATGTTATATCCTTCAGGTTTGAATGAATCAATTTCGGTTGCAGTACCATCCTTTGCAGGTAAAATATAAGTCTTGGCAAAAGAGAAGTTTGGCGTTCCATTGATTGTTACTTCACCAGAATCATCAGTTATAGATATGTCTTCTTTATACATTCCGCGAAGTTCTGCTAATCTTGTTCTTGCCTTTGCTTCAGATTGAGTTCCGATAGGTACTACAATCTTCATTCTATATTGAGAGTTAATAACATTCCAAATAATTCTTGAATTTTCAAGAGTTCTAAGCATGTTATATGAACGAACTAATCTTTCAACGTATGATAATCTTGACGTAAAGTTTGTTCTAGCCCAGGAAATATAAATTAAGTTTGCATCCAGTAATTCTCTTTGTCTTTCTGAATCACCTCTATACTGCATCCATACTTTATACTCATTACCAGCTTCATCAGTTTTTAATTCAGGTTCTAATGACACAGGATCAAGTTCTTTAAATCCAATAACGTTCTGAGCATTATCTTTTTTATCTACATCATAAATTATTTCAAATGCTAAGAAACCATCAATAAGTAGTTTTTTGCAATAGTGCCAAGCATCATGGCCTTGATTGAACCCAAATGAATAATAAATCTTTTTATATGCTGCATTAAGATCATCAATGATAACCTTTGCTTTCTTTTGGTTTAATACAGACTTTAGAACTTTAGTGTTAGGATATGCGAAGTAGTTGTTGTCATCAAAAATGATAGTCTCATCTGCGATAACTTCTAGAACATGCTCTATCTCACCATTCATCGCAAATCTCTGTAAGAAATCCCTTCTTGTTGGATATTCTTTATCATAGAATGCAATAAAATCTTTCTGCCCAATATCTGCCCCAGTAAATATCTGCCCTTGCCCATAAAGATTATACATACTATCTTCAGTCGCTTCGGTAATACCGACGGCTTTTGATTGTTTGATTATCCTATCATCCCATTTCATACCTAATGCAGATAACACACGAATGTTCTTCTGAATATTAGATATAAATCCTGACGGTTTCCCGTCTATGTTTCTTAAAGTGAACCCGCTCATGAATTTCTTTTATTTAATTTATATATCCTCTTTTTATTAATGCCTTTTTGTGCATTGCAAAACCCCAAGGCGTAAATTCTTTACCACAGTGTTCACATACAACTTTTTTAACATTCTTATTAGCATTGCTAATTTTTTTTCTGACATTGTCAGGTATCACCTGGCCTTTCAATTTTTCTCTAATTTTTTGTTTTGTTTCTTCATCTCTACTTTTTCCAAAATAGTGATGTTTATCTCCTCCTGTTTTCCCTTTTCTATTTTCGGAAATCTTCTTTATACTTTCTTCAGTATGATGTTTTCCATAAAATGGATGTTTATCTCCAGCCTGTTTCCCTTTAGCAGCCTTACTTATATTCTTCCTCATCTCGGGAGTTCTAACTTTTCCTGTGTTAGCTTCACTAATCTTTCTTTTTGTATCTTCAGACATTCTACCATTTAATCCATGTCCTCCTGTTGGAGATACATTATAACCGTTTGGAATAAGTGTCTTATATTCTTTAATGTATTTTTCTTCTAAAATAAGATTATTCTCTGGAATACATTCTTCTAAAATTTCTCTTTTAAAAGATTCTGCTCCATATTTATTTATCGCTTTTAGAAATATTCTTCCACTTCCTAAATAATCATCTGTTTCTTCTCCATTATGAGATCCAACATATTGTTTCCCATTTTCTAAATTAGTTGTTAAGTATACAAAATTCATCGTTTTATTTTATATATCTAATTACTCAAACTGAATCCTGCCATTTTAATTCATAAGGATTTGATAATTCTGCTTGTTTAATTATTTTTTTATTTGTGACTTCCTTTAATTCGCTAACATTCATATAGTCATAATTACCAGAAACTCCTTGATGTGTACAATACCAAGCTCCTGATCCATGCATAGGTTGAGTAATATACCAATCTCCTTTTTTGCAACATCTCATTATTATATAACGTTCTTTGTATTTACCGGCAACTATCATTGATTCGATTGGTTTTGTTTTAGCAGAAAACCATTCTTTCTTATCTTTTAATAAGTCATGCAATTCAGCTAATGTTCCGGACCAATGTCTAGTAGATTGATCATTCATATTTTTAAGTATTTCATATCTATCATTTTTAACCCCTACACAAATTCTGCATCCTGCTTCTTTAGTTAATGCATTAGTTTTTAAGAAAGCCGAGGCGGTTGTTCCAGGTGGATAGTTTTCCCAAATATCAGGATCTTCAAACATAAATATATCCTGAGTTTCAAGTTCATTAAGCATGATGCCTTGCATCTTCTTAATTAACTTAGTGCATGCTCTGTAATATTTGCTTTTTATTGTTTTCATCATTTTGTTTTATAGTATAATTCTTGTATTTGCTTTTGATTCATTCCTTTAAAAGCATCTTTTGGTTCATAATGCGGAATATAATCCCATTCTACATATTCTATCATCCTAAATCTATCAATTCTATCGAAGTTATATGTTCGATAACCAAATGTAAAATTACCAGAAGCCTTTAAGCTCATTACTTGAACAATCTGTTTTCCTATAGGAGAACTCATTAATGATATGAATTTTTCATTTAACGCCAATTCATCATTTTCTGTTGTTTTTTCTATATTCTCAAAGAATTTTTTGTAAGTTTGATAATAAATCTCAAAGAACTTAACTCGTTCCAACGGAGGGAACATATTAAGATTTAGACCTTTAAATGATTTTGTTCCAGTTACTGACGTACAAAATACTAATGGGATATAATCAGAATATTCTTTAGTCTTTCCTTTAACTGTAATTTGTCCCATATCATTTTTATCAGGCTGATTGATAAAAGTATAAATAAAACCTGGAAGCGGAAACCCTCCATTCTTTTTTAGCATAATACCTTCTTGATTAGTCGATCCAAGCTCATTCATCTTTTTCTCATTAACTAGATTACGCTCTATATACTTAGTAAATAGATTATAATAAGCTAGCTCTTTGATATTAGTGATTTGTGATAGCTCTTTGTATGCCGAAATAGGGGAATTCATAGTTTTATTTATTTTCGTGCCAGAATCTTCCGATCACTCTTTCTAAAGTATGCTCAGTAAATACGTAGAACTTACATCCATTCTCTTCGGCCCATTTTTTCATTGCAGCAAACTTAGCTTCGTTAATGAGATATTCTTTAGCTGCTTTTGTAAAAGTCCTTTGCTCTTTTAATGGAGCTTCTACAGCAGGTGGAAGTGGTTTCTTGAGTTTGTACGCGGGTTTAATTTCTATAAAGATCTTTTCTTTTTCTTTATCACCTCTATCAGTTTCCATCCAGAAATCGGTGTTGTAGTTCTTTACTTCCCAATTAGTTGGGTTATTAGGATCTAATCCAAGCTTAGCACATTCTTCTAATCTTGAAACTCTGTCATAATATGGAATTGATACTGGTTCTGAAGACCATCTAGTCACAGATGGTGACATATCGCAGTATTTACAAAACGCAAATTCCCATGAACTTCGATAAACGACCAACTCAGGATCACCTATGTACTTGTC